AAATACTTGAACTTTAATACTTGTGTTGGCGAATTTTTCACTACCAATTAAAATATTATTCAAACCAATTTGAATATCTCTATCAACAACTTCGTATTTTTCTGGTCCAATTAAACCTCCAATGTTTGGAATAACAAATTCGGCTTTCGTTGTGTAGTCAGCAATAAGCACTCTACCAACGCTTTGATTTTCGAATAATTGTTGCATTGCTTGTAAATTTTTTTGATTTATACCGCCTTTATCTGGCTCTGCACCCATGGTAATTAAAAGTATAGCTTGTTGCATCGTTCTCGTGATTGCCATGTCCATTTTTTTCATTTCTAATTTCCAATTTATGTCATCAAGAACAGGAAATCCCATGGGGATTGAAAGTGGCTCATAATCTTGTTTTTTATAGAAAACTGCTGCTAATTTTTTAGAATCAAGAGGAATTAATATATAAGAATTACCCTTGTTTTTAATTTGTTCTTTTGCAGAATCGGGCAAAGATTCATAGACTTCTTTATCTTCATCTGTTTTTGGATCTCTTAGTCTTTCTAGCTCATAATCACTAAGCAATTTATAATATATATTAAAAGCATAGTTTACTGCGCCACCTACATATATATCTGCTGGATTTACAATGGTATATCTTGCTGGAATTTTAATTTTACCATCTTGAGCTAGTGAATTTAATTTTGAACCAAAAACTTGTGTTATTTTCATAACTTGTTCTGCGTCTAGCGACGTATCAAATCTATATGTAAAAACATTACCACTTCTATAATATTCTCTAAAAAATTGATCCTGAAAACTTGCAATATTTATTTTTTTGAAATATGCTTCAAAAAATTCTCTAGATTTTTGACTCCCGCCAGTTAGATATATTGGGCTACAAGAGAATTCTGTCATCAAATCTATTGTATTTCTAAAAATTGCTACGTTATAATATGCCTTTTGGCACAGAATTACAGCATCTCTTACGTCTAAGGTAGAAAGATTTTTGACATAATTTGAATATTTGAATGGTATAATTCCAGTGTCTATATTCGTAAATCTATTAGACCTTTCTATTGTAGAAGAACTGTTTCTTCTCATAGCAGTACCAGTTGCGCTAGCTCTAACTTCAGAGGGTGTTATTTTTTTATCAGAACCATATACCATTAATGGGGTTATAGATGGGTCTAGACCTACGGATACTTTTGTTTCTTGTATTTTTTTATTACTTTTCTTCATTTTTTCGTAAAAATTACACTTATTTAATCAATATTGGAGTAAAAGTCGCAGATATATCTTCTTTTGGGGCGTTCATTATATCATAATAGCATTTTAAACCCCAATTGGCTAATAAAAGTGCAGAATAATTATCTTTTCTGGCTTTATTTGCAGAAGTACTTCTTTTAAGATGTTGAGGTAAATCAAAGGACTGCGTGCCCCTTGCTGTAGAAGAATGCTCAATTAAGGCACATTGTTTTTTAGTTTGATAGATAAAATCATCTTGATTTTCGATAAAGTCTAAACTAGACCAATCTTTTTTTTCATCGGTTTTCATGAGGTCAAACGGAATATTTTGATTAAATTGATTTTCAAAAAAACTATCGTTTGCGCAAGTCTTACTTGCAAACCAGATCTTCTTGTAATCTATACATGCTTGAAGATATTCATTTGATTTTCTTATAAATGAACTTGTAAAAACTTGGTTGAAAGCGATTTTTTTATTTTCAAAATTATAATTATTTCTTATTTTTCTGACTTCTTGATCATAATCAACGCCTTCTAAATCAGAGTTAAATTCAAAAGTATTAATTTTAAAATTATTGTTTTTGAAAAGTTCAGATTCATTACATGCTGCAAGAAATACATCTGCCCCAGCATTATCAAGTATAACAAAAACTATATTAAAATTTGTCATTATATAGTATAAATATTGAACATGATTTTTTAAATTTCCAAGACCAGCATATGTGTGAACAAGCGTCCCAATTTTTGTTTCTTCGTCTAGTTCTATAATTGCCATTGCAAAATAATCTGCATTTGGACTGTCACTCATATTAGGATCTATACCAAGAATGTATTTTTTATTTGGTAGTCCTTTCATTAATGTATGCGGACTATTTCCATTAGGTATTGTACACTCTTCCATTTTTTTAGCACTAAAATAACTATCACTACCATCAATAAATCTAGCACAATATTCCCTAAGAAAGCTACTGTGACTTGATCCGCCAGCGAGAGCTTCTTCAATGATTGTTTTGTCTATCATTTCTTCTGGTAAAGCTTCATAACTCAATTGACTAACAAAATATGTAGCCTCACTTTCTTCTTTTGACAATATTTTTTCTGTCCACTCATTATATGTTTTGTATAAATTTTCAAAAGTATAACTTGCAGACGACAATGCAATCATCTTGCTGTTATTCGGAAAAACCATGCGATCTTCTTCTTTCATGGCGCCTTCTTTTATTAAATTATCTTCAAGCTCTCTTATCTCCATTCTTTCTTTCATATTTTGAGGAGCAACCAAGAATGGCATCAAAACATTTTTAACAATATCTTCTGATAATAGCATAAACTCGTCCAATACAAGAACGTTTGCTCGAAATCCTCGAATTTTTTCACCACTTAATGGAATAGCTACAATACTTCCTCCATTTATTTGCCATTCATATTGATCATTTCTTTTACTTTTTGCACCAAAAGCTTGTTTTAAAAGCTCTCCACCTTTACTATCAACAATCTTTTCTAAATTATTAAATATAAATCTAGCCGTTCTGAACGTCGGGCCAGCAATTAAAATTTTAGTATTTGGTTCAAAGATGCATTGCAAGAAACAAAAAACAGAAGCCATAAAACTTTTTCCGCAACCACGACCAAATACACACATGCTAAAATTTCTATTTAATAAACCTTTTAGATGTATTTCTTGATACGGAGCAAGCTTAATTCCGCTAATTAACTCAGTGGTAAACCCTAAATTTGTTCTTAAGAATTTTGCTAAACTTATTTTTGCCTCTTTATCATTGAGAATTCCTTTTAATTCAGATAATTCTGAGTTAATATTTGGATATTCTTTCTTGTATTTATCTGGGCAGTATATCATAACATTTTTAGATCATAAGCCAATTGAAGATCTATCTTTTTATAAAAACATTTGCTAGCAAAGATTGATTCTATTATTCTTGTCATTTCTTTTCTGCCGTCAACAAAAAGAAATTGTAAATTATTATAGTTTTGTAGCAACTCACGAACATTATGAAATATATATTCTGGAGTAGCTTTAATCTTTTTGCTAATATGCGGAAGATATTGAAAACTTAAAGCGTTAGACAAAGTCTCCTCAATCATAACTATAATATATGAATTATTTTTTAAAGCTTTTTCTATTTCATTTTTAAATCTATCATAATTTTTAACGCTTAACGTACTTATAAAATCGCTAAGACTTTTTCTTTCTATGAAACATCCACAATTATCATTAGAGCAAGCATAATCTCCAAAAGAAAGAGTTTTAATCTCAAACGGAATATTAAATTTTAACCAACTTTGTTCTCTTGTGTCTACATATATTATATCTTTTAAATTTAATTTGTTGTTAAATTGATTATCAATTGAATCTGGATTTATAAATTTATTTTCTAATCCGATAGAAGAGCAAAGGTTATAATAATCTTTGAATATTTTATTATAGAAAATAATAGATGGAGACATGATTGTTCTTAGTTCTACTTGGGTAGGAGAATAGATTAATCTTTTATTTTCTTTTCTTTTTATTAGTAGTTGCTTGCAGTATTCTTTGGCTTTTTCGATGGACTGATCTTTAAGCCATTTTTTCATGTTATTTTTATCATTAAAATCACTATTAAGATATTGTTCCTTCGACTTAAAATTAATTAAGTCCCCAGTCAATAAGTCTCTTCGCTCATAGTATTTTTGATAATATTTTACTTTATTTAAACCATAAGACCTTAATGCAAGATGAAGTGCTTTTTCATCTTTAAACTCTTTTCCGTCTACCTGACATACAACACTCATCCGTTTATAATATCTTCCTCAGATATTCCCAATATTTTTGATTTTAGCTCGTCCATCGTAGCAAGTCTTTCGATTTCTTTTTTTATTACAGATTTTCTTAGTTCTGCCATCTTTATTAATTTTTGACGGGATTCTTCATGCTTCCACATTTCTACCAAATTTAAAATACTAGCATTTTCTTTTACTTGCTTGCTTAATCTTTCGCTTCTTTTTACTTTTAAGTCATTAAGAAGTTTTTGTTGTCTATTAACGCAATCATTATATTCTTTTCGTGCGGTATTACTTGCTTCTACAAGAGCCATGGGAATTTTTCCATCCTCTTGAATAGCGAGATCAATTTGATTTTGAAGCACATTTATGGTCTGTTGAATATTAGAAGAAATTACAACTTCTGTAGCGAGAACAATGTATTGGTCAACTTCTTCTTGAGTAAGATCACTTTTATCATGAGTATATCTAACGAAACTACTTTCAAATAAGTCCCTATCTCTTTCATCATCGTAAAGATTAATTTGATGACAAAATCTAAAAGTATTCATATAACCAATCAGAGAGTTAACTTCCTTTTTTTGTTTTGGTGTTATTTTTTCTTTATCAATCCCTTCTAAAATATATTTATTAACTTTAGCGATCATTCTCTCTTCGCTTCTTGGGGGACGATAGTCTTCACTGGGCACATTTTCATCGTTAGGAGAAATATATTTTATATTAGAAGGAACAGTTTTCATATATTCTAATACGCTTCTTGTCTCTTGGCTGAGATTAGTTAAACCATCATTCTTGAAAAGAATCTTTGCGATTTCTAAACCAGTCATAGTTGCACAATTGTTACTTATATATTCTTTTTGCTCAGAACTAAGCTCTATTAAGCCTTTGGCTTGATATTCATGGCTTTTTTTAGGCTTAATTTGTCTTGAAGCTAAAAAATTTTTTACAGCTTTGCCTTCTTTACTTCTTCCATCTAAATCATTACGATTAAAAGCTAGCTGCACCAACTCAACTAATGAAGGTGGATTTTCAGGCCTATTATTCCACTCATTTAAAAGTTTAAGTTTTTGTTCTTCATTCAAATAGATGTCTTCATTCATATATCTAAATCAATTTCTCCATTACTGATATATTTTCTGACTTTTATCATAATAGATTTTTTTAGATTCTTTACTTGTTTGTACCCAATTTTTCTATTTTTTTCTGAAGTTGTATACCCCATATATTTTGCGGCGTCTTCTTCCGACTTATGTTCTATGTAAATTAGACGATAAAATTTTGCTTCCAAAGGTTTTAGAACTGATAGCATTTTTTTATGAATAATACTAGCATTTTTTTCTATATCTATAGAATCGTAAATCATATCGTGTACTTCTTGGGTGTGATTTTCTAGACTGACCGGCATTTTTGTGTCATAAGCATTTTTTTTGCTTTTCGACCACCTAGCATACAAGGGACAATCATTGCATTGCTTTCCATAGATCGTGCATAAATCTTCACCTTCTGCAGCAGAGCATTTTAAACATGGTCTAGAAAAATTACCATAGTTATTTCTTATTAAGTTTTTGATTTGATTGCTTATTATTCTATTAACCCAAGGTGCTAAATTTTTTTTCTGATCATATAAATGCCATTTTTTATAAATATGAAT